ATCGCGTCGATGGCAAAGGCTTTTAGTTTTGGATCAGCATCTAATTCCTTCTGAAACTGTGCGCGTTGCTCGGCAAGAGTTCCGCTTGAACCGCCGCCATCATCTGGCCCCGTCGCACCGCCATCACCGCCGCCGCCGCCGCCGCCGCCGCCGCCACCGCCGCCGTGGCGACCACCACCGCCGCCGATGTCGTTGAGGCCCGCCTGGGCGGCGAGCCCACCGCCGCCGCCAGTGCCGCCGCTGAACAGCCCTTGAGCGCCGCCGCCGAGCCCGCCGGTGCCAACTCCGAACGCCTGCTCGAAGTCGTCGGCAAGCCGCTTGGTCTGCTCCATGAGCTCGCGCTGCACCTTGAGCCCGTCATCGCCCATGAACGGCGCCTCGCCGCGGCGGTCCTCTATGTTGGTGGACTCGGGCCACTCGTCGGGCGCCAGGCCGCCCATCAACGGCACCGCGCCGCCGCCGAGCTTCATCCGTCCGCCTGGGCGTCTTTGCGTGGACGTGGCTGGTGCCGGCGTATCCAATTGCGGAAAGCGGCTCGTACCCTGGCTCTCGAAAAACCCATGCTCCTTGAGCCACGACTTGATCGGGTTGTCGGGTTCATCGACGCCGGCCGCTTTCTTTTGCGCCCGCCAATAATCGGCGCCCTTTTCGCTGAACGGATTGATCCGCTCCTGCCACGTCGCGGGATGCTCTTTGCTGGCCGCTTCTGCCTTCGTGGCCTTGTCCTCCCACTGTTTGAGCATCTCGTCGATCCAGCGCATCGACGACATGAGCGGACTGCTTGTGATCGCCTGATCCCACCAGGCGGCTTTGATGTGCTCCCAATGCTCATCGATCTCGCGCGAAACCTGGTTGTAGTCATCTGCTGCCTTCTGGCGGTCGGCCTGAATTTTCTTTTCCTCCGCGGATACCGCGGGCAAATCCTTTTTCAATCGGTCGAGGTCTGGCATTCCCAGCTCGGTTTCAAACTTGCGGAACCTTTCGGTGCCGCCGACCTCGCCCCATTTTGCGATAGCGTTTCGCCTGATGTTCTCGAGGCCCTCCCGCAATTTGTTGGCGAACTTCGTCGGGTCTTTGATCTCGGTCAGTTGCGTGAGAAATTCCTGCATCGCGCCGGCGCCCTCGAGCCCGGCTCCTGCCATCATCTTGCGCCGGAATTCGCTATTGGCGCGCGTGATGTCGGCCATAGTGTGCGCCAGACCTTGAAGGTCGCGCGTCGCGTCCTCGACCCCGGCGATCTTGAATTGCTCCTGAAACATTTTCACGAACGCCGGATCGAACCCGGTCTGCTTGCTCAGGACTCCGATGCGTTCCTGCACCTTCGCGAAGTCATTGAGTCCATCGAGCGCCTTGTCCGCTGCATAGCCGACCGCGATCAAGCCGGTGGCGATGCCGCCGATCCCGCCAATGAACGGGACCATGCGCTTGGCTGCGACCTCGAGGTCTTCCGAGAACGGCTTGAGTCCTTTCTCGCGCGCGTCGCGCGCCTGGCGGCTGAACCGCTCGAGCTGTGCCGCCGTACCGCCGCCGCCGAGCGCCTCGATCTCCTTGCGCATCTCGCGCAATTTCTCGACGGTGTTACCTTCGACTAGCGTTACTTTGATTTGTAGTTCTTCTGTTTCAGCCATTGTTCAACGATCCTCGCGGTCGGCGTTTGCCTGGCGCCTGAGCTCGCCGATGCGGTGCGTGTATTTGAGATGCGTCTGCACATGCGAGATCGGCATGGACAGAAAAACGTCGGGGCATTGGTGATACCAACGAGCGAGCCAGTAGCAGTCGAGCACGAAGTTGTCGCCGGCGTCGGTGCCTACCAGGCCGCCGGCTCCGGCAGAAAAAAACCCCGCAGCCTAAAGGCGCACGAAGCGAAGTCGCGCGGATCGAGCCGCTCGACCTCGGGCGTGAGGATGCCGCCGAGCGTCGCCACCATCGCCGCCATTTTTCGGTCGTCGATGATGATTTCCCAATCGGCATCGATGCGGCACGGGTTGCCGTTGCGGATGATGTCGGCCGCGGTCGGCTCGCGGAACGAAATCTCGTGGACTTCCTCGTTCTTATGATTGCGGATCGGATGATGGAGCAGCTTCACCTTGATCGGCCAGGTCTCGACGCGCGCCGGCGCCGCGGCCGGCGCGGCTTCCGGCGCCACCGGCTGCTCGGCGACGAACCCTTCGCGGACGGGTATGTTCATGCGCTCACCACGAGCTCTCGTCGCATTGCACGCCTTCCCAGCGGACGCGCGCCTGGCCGTCGCGGGTATTGATATCGAACCCGGCTTTGCACGACGCTTGGATGAGCGTGTACTGCTTGCGGTTGGCGAGCTGCGCGATGACAGTCACGTCAGTTTCCGCCTCGAGTGTTTCCATCAACAAGTCGGGCGTGGTCGAGATGTCGCCCTCGATGTAGGGAACGCGCGGCAGCTCCTGATAGCCGTGGACGCGGTCCTGGCCTGCGATCATGGTGCGCTCGACGTTGCTCGGCGAGACGGTGAAGTTGCCGCGCAACGCCAGTTGTCGGTTGTCGGCCCAGAGGAAGGCCGTGCCCGCAAAGAGTTGGGCCATAGGTTTCTCCTTTGCTTACGGGTTGATGATGCGAGGAACGAAAGTTAGGCCGCCGCCGGCAGCGTGCCGGTAACGCCGATCGGCGGAAGCGTGGTGGTGTCGATGCCGCGGTCGTATTGCAGGCGGAACTGCGCCAGCACCGCGAAGATGCGCAGTTGATTGATGAGGTCCGGCGGATAAAGGACATCGAGCCTGTTGGGATCGTTGACGTTGCGTTCCACCAGAAGGTTGTTCTTGAACTGAGTCACGTTCTCGACCAGCCCGTTGAACTCGTCCATCCGGTACTGCGCGATCAATGCCGCCCGAACGATGCCGGGCGTGACGATCGCCTGGCCCGGCCCGAAGCGCGTTCCATCGTCGGCGAGCTTGCAGCGCGGGAATTGCGAGGTCACCGCGGCTTTCTGATTGCGCAACAGCTTGGCCAGTGTCGCGAGCGTGGTCACGAGCTCATAGGCGTCGTCGCTCTGGCCATAGAGGTTGAGCTGATAGAGCGTCTGCTCTCGCGCGATCATCGGCTGGTTGTCGGTGCCGGCCTTTTGGATCGCGATGCCGTTTTCGGCCAGCGAGTTGAGTTCCTCGAAATCAAAACGGCTGTGCAAGGGCGCGCATTTGATCTGATTGAGCGAGAGCGTTTGCAGCGGGCGCGCCGGGTCGTCGATGAGGGCGCGCTGCGCCTTGCCGCAATAGGCCGCGGCCCATTCGAACGACGGCGACGGGCTCGCCACCTCGAAGCCGAGCACGGAGATCACGCCGGAATTCTGCGTGTTACCGAACGTGATGAGGTCGGTATAGAGCCCGCGCTTGGCCGAGAAGACGTGGCCGAAATGCTCGCGCATCCAACCCCATCGACCGCCATCGGTGAAGCCGTATTCCTGATCCCACGCGAACAGCGAGGTCGAGTCGGTGTAGGGCATGGCGACGTATTCGAATTCCTGCTCGCCCATGTTCGAGATCGCAGCATCGAACACCGGCACGCCGACGCCGCCAGCGAGCACACCGCCGGCCGGCAGCGTCATGATCAGACCGGGCGGCAGGCGCTCGCCGCCGATGCTGCCGTAGTAGTTCAGCGCGACCGTGATCTCGTTGCCGTGAACGCCCTTGAACTCGGCGGTCAATGTCACGTCGGTCGGGCCGCCGACCGAATGCACCGGCAGATCAAAGTTCTCGTTGATTGCAAACGAGATGGCGGTGTGGATCGAGTTGACGGTGTCGGTGGCGCCGACATTGACCGGGATGTGATCGCCGGCGATGTAGAGATGGATCGTGCCGGCTTCGGTCGGCGCCGCGGTGACGATGATCTTGCCGGTGGCCGCGGTGCCGCCGCTGGGCTCGGCGACCGGCAGGCCCCACACCTCGTTGGCCAGGTTGCTCGCGTAGTAAGCCTTGAACATCCGCGAGAGCTCGGAGCCCTGGCCGAAATGCGCGTCGGCTTGCGCCTGCGATCCGACCGCGATCGGAATGTCATGCGGCGCGTCCCCGCCGGCGGTCGCGGTGCCGACGAGCAACGCGCGCAGCCCGAGCTGCGGCAACCCGGCTTTCGACGGATCTACCTCCACCCAGTACAGGGGAACCTTGATGTTGGACGGGATTTGATTGAAGCTGATGGGCATCGCACTGTCTCCTAATGATTGATTTTTGGATTAGGCGGTCGGCTTCGGCGGCGGGCCGCCGGGCGCAGCCTGCGCAGGCTTGGGCGCCTCGGCCTTCTCGCCGCCCACGACCTTAACGGTGCCGTCCGCGATCCGCCGTTTGGTGAAGCGGTCAAGCGGCCACTCGACCGCGCCGCTCGGCGGGAAGCCGATGCCGCGGGGATGACGCACCGCCTTGCGCAGCACGTCGGTTGACGGCTCGACGCGCACGACCTCGGCCTTCGGAAGCCGGCTCTTGAGTTGCGCCTGGCGCTCGGCGACCAGCTTTTGACGCTCGGTTAGCTTTACCTCAACCATCGGTCTTTCCTCCTTGTGCAGGCGTGAACTCATATTCGCGGATGATGCGTTGGACCGCGTCGGCCGGCGGCACCGCCTCGTCGCCCTCAACCGGGACGATCTCGACATGCATGCGCAACAGATCGTCGGTAATGATCGGCCCGTATTCGGCGCCGTAGACGACCCAGGCGTCATATTGCAACTCTGCGAACGGCGTCTCGTTGGTCCCGGATGTTCCGAAGTTGTGCCGGCGCGTACCTTTTTCGACGCCGCGAAACGTGACGTTGTCGGGCAAGCTGGAAAACCAGAAATTCGTCAGCTTGGGATCGCGCCAGATGCCATTCATCAACGCCCAGAAGGCTTCGTCGATTTTGAGCT